ACGGCTGGTCACGTTCTTGATGGTGGCAGGTAACGCCTACGTTATCAAGGAGCGCGGGCGCAACGATCAGGTCTCGGCCATGTATCTCCTGCGGCCCGACCGTGTCACGATTGTGGCCGGGGACTATGGCGCGAGCAGTTATGTCTACACCGTCGGCGGCATCGAGTACGGGGTTGCGGCGCGGGATATGTGCCACCTCGCCCTGCCGAATCCTGGCGGGGACATTTACGGCCTGTCGCCTCTCCAGGTAGCGGCTCGCACGGTCAACCTCGATCTCAACATGACGGACTTCGCGAAGGTATATTTCGCCAACGCAGGCGTTCCGTCCGGTCTCCTCAAGCTCAAGAAACGGCTGTCTTCGCAGGAGGAGGCGTCGACGATTCGGTCGCGGTGGCGGTCTCAGTTCGGTGGGGTGAACAACTTCCACCGGGTCGCGATCCTAGACGATGACGCCGAGTACCAGCCGATGAGCAACAGCCCGAAGGACATGGAACTGGCCGGGTTGCACAACCTGACCGAGTCCAGAATCTGCGCGGTCTTCGGCGTCCCGCCGATTCTCGTCGGGGCCAACGTCGGACTCCAGCGGTCGACCTTCAGCAATTACCGGGAGGCCCGTCTGGCGTTCCACAGCGAGACTCTGGAGCCGATGGTCTCCCGCATCCTCAGATATTTCAACGCGAATCTGTCTGACGAGTACAGCAGCAACGAGACCCTCGCGGTGGACTGGGCAGCTATGCGGGGCGTCCTCGACGATCAGGCAGCGACTACGACCCGACTAACGGGATTGTTTGCCGGCGGCATTCTTACCCTCAACGAGACGCGGGAGGCTCTCGGCTTCGACGCTGTATCAGACGGTGCGCTCCGGCGCATCCCGTCCAGTGTATTTGAGGTTGCCGAGGGACAGCCGGCCCCGGTGGCGGTCGATGCCGCCCCGGTCGAACAGTCCCATCCTATCCTGGCCGAGATCAAGGCTCCTCGTGTCGCCCCTCGCGGTCGGATGCTGGCCCGCCGAATGATCGAGGAACGGGAGGAAGAAACCGATGGCTTGTCGGCAAAGGTTCTGCGGCATTTCAGAGGTATTCGGAACCGGGTCGACGGCATCCTGGGTCGGCACATGGAACGGCAGACCGCCGAGACGAAGGATTACCCGTTTGAGACCGTCGACATGCTGCCGCCAGTCGAGACCGGGAACATGGAGAAGATATTAGAGGCCGCATATCGCCGGGTCTCCAAGCGGACGTTCGGCGCGATCAACGACGTGGGCGTTGCCGGGACTCTCGACTGGAGCGACAAGCTGCCGACGGTGCAGCGGGTATTGACCCAGGCACCGACGCGGGCCGCGATGATCCACCGGACGACCTCCAAGGCCATCGGCAGGGCGGTCGGGATGGGCCTGGAGCGCGGGTACTCTATCGAACAACTGGCGCGAGGCGTACCGGACGACAAGTTCCCTGGTATCCGTTCGATCCTGGGGGAGACCGAGAACCGGTCGAGGCTGATAGCCCGCACTGAAATAATGCGCAGCCAGAACCAATCGACAATCGGATTCTTCAAAGAGCAAAATTTTGTGTATGTCCAGGCAGATGACGTGGACGGCGATCCTGACGACACGTACATCGACCCTGGCGACCCCTATGGTCGAACGTGCGCGGAGCGGCACGGCCAGATATATACCCTGGAGGATGCCCAGAACATCGACGACCACCCGAACGGAACGCTGAACTGGATGCCAATGCCGAGGGGCTACAAGCCGGAGGGAACCGTATGATTCACAAGACCATGACAGGCAGCGCGAAGGCTATTGATGAGGCCGAGGGGATCGTCGAGGCATATACCAACACGATGGGCGTGGTCGATGCCGATGGCGACATTGTGGAGCCGACAGCCTTCAACGCCTCCATCGCGGACAACCTCCCGATCCCGGTGTTATCCGGTCACGACCAGGGGAAGCTCGTCGGCAAGGTCATATTCGCACAGCCCCGGCATATCGCCGACGACGAGTATCGGCTGTTCACTAGGATGCAGATGAACATGGACACCGAGGCGGGCCGGGACGCCTTCAGCAACGTCGCGGGTGATTTCGTTCGCGAGTGGTCAATCGGGTTCAACATCCCGAGAGAATCCGACGTTGAACAGGAGGGCAGCGACGTCTCGACGGTCATCAGGCGCATTGCCAATCTGGACTGGGTCGAGGTCTCGTCGGTGATCCGTGGATCGTCTCCCTCCACCTCTACGGTAGCGGCCAAGTCGTCACCGGTAACGGAGGAGAAGGGCGCGATCCCGTCCCACCTTACGGCCTGGGTCGAGGAGGCCTGGGATGGCGGGCTGATGCGGGGCCGGATCAAGGGCGGGGCGGCGACTCTCCGAGCGGCCCATGCCTGGGTCGATCCCGACGGCGATCCCGAACTCAAGTCGAGCTATAAATATCTACACCATCATATCGGTCGTAATGGCCGAGGCGGTGCCGCTAACGTCAGGGCTATTACTACCGCCCTGGCGAACCTCAACGCCCGCAGAACGTCGATACCGGAGAACGATAGGCGCGGGGTCTATAACCACCTCGCACGGCACCTCCGCGAGGCGGGTCGTAAGCCTTCCGAGCTACGGTCTGCCGGACTGCCCGATAACTCCAAGCCCTTTCCTGATTTTCACGTCTGCGTAATACGTGATCCGGACGAGTTCGACAAATTCCGCACCGCAGACGAGACCATCGACGACAAGCCGGTCGTGGTGCTGTACGGCAGGGAGGTAGAGACCGAGGACTGGGACATCGCGTCCTACCATCTACCGGTCGACGATTGGACGGAGGACGAAGCCCGTGCGTTCTGCGAAGAACACGACGGCATTAAATTCGAGCCAGCAACGGGCGAGGACGAAGACGTCCCCGATGACGAAGACGCCCCGGATGACGACGACGCGACGGACGATGCCGCCTCCGGCACGGCTCCACGAGCCGCCCTGGACACGGCCCTTCGGACGTTACGCCTCCAACGAGCGAAGTTAGCAATGCATGGAATACGCAAATAAACAAGGAGTATTGAATTGAACACGCAAGAGATGCGCCGAGAGGCTAACGCCATTCTCGCCCAAGCGGAGACGTCCCTCAAAGACGGTGAAGTTGAGCAGTTTGAGAGGATGATCGCAGACGCAACGACCAAAATGTCAGAGGCCGACAAGATAGATCAGGCAGCGTCCCAGTTGAAGATTCTCCAGGGCGAGTTCAGCCGCCCGACCAATAGCGTACCGATAGCGGACAAGGACGTCGCGGCATACGACGCGACCGACACGGGCGCGATCAATAAAGCGTCCTACAAGCCCAGTGCCTGGGTCAAGGGACTCCCGGCGATGGCGCAGCCGCTATGGGTGCAGGAGCAGATGGGCCACACCCAGAAGGAGGAGGCCCAGTTCCAGACCGACACGTTCGTGAAGTGGCTCCGCAGCCCGTCTGACGACGTGTTCTGGAAGACGGCATCGGCAGACGAAGTTAAGGCCATGCAAGAGGAAACAGATGCCGAAGGAGGCTTCTTCGTTCCAGAGCAGTTCATCTCGCAGACGATCCACGACCCAGGAGTCCCAGGTTCGCAGCTTCGGCCTTTGTGCACCGTGATCCGCGTCAGTTCCAAAGACGGCTACGTCCCGACGATGGGGTCGGCGACCTGGGCAGCGATAGCCGAGGAAGCCGCGTACAGCGACCAGACCCCGACCGTGGGGCAGGTTGCTTTCTCGCTGGAGAAGTCCGGCGGCCTGGTCAAGACGACCCGCGAGTTGCTGGAGGACTCAGCGGTCAATCTCCCGGCTCTGCTGACGCAGATATTCCAAGAGTCGGCTGGTCGGTTTGAGGACGTCGGCATCATCAGCGGTAACAACACCACGCAGTACGCTGGGATCATGTCGAATTCAGACGTTGCTTTCTACACGATGGCCGGGTCGACCTCGGTCGTAGTCGCTGACCTCATCGGCACGTTCTACACCCTGGAGGCCCAGCACCGGGCGAACAGTACCTGGGTCATGAAGAGCGCGATCAACAGCCTCATCAACCAGATCCAGGTCACCGGGAACGGCGTCACTGGGATCGCCAACATCACCACCGCTCCGGCGGCGTTCATCCTGGGTCGGCCAGTGGTGGATACCGACGTCACCAGCGGACTGGG